ACAATAAGGATTCCTTGATACCGATTCCGAATAGAAATAGGTTGTTTCTTATTAAGTGATTACATGTTCAACATGTAATCAATATCGTCTTTGATTATCCTTAGGGATTCGTCAATGCCTTTTTGCTGCAACCTGCTTGGATATGGGGCATTTGTCCACTCAAAGAACTCTTTTTCCCCTAATTCCTCTTTAAGTTTTTCCAAACCTTCGCCGTGCCACCACGGGAAAAACTCTCCGTGTTGACTACGTTCACCAAGGAGAAACCCGTTGTGGTATCGCATATATTGTGTTCCTGTTTTGTCAATCAAGAACTTTGTAAAATTTCCCGTCAAATTACACATGCCTTTTTTGTCTTCCGGTTTCGAAGCCTTTACCTTTGCCCATGGGATAAATTCATCACTATACGGAGTTCCATTTTCCTGAAAGTCTGCTTCATGGCATCTTGTCAGGTAAAACCACAGTTCATGAATGTCCTGAAGTTTTTGAGTATTGGGCACAAAGTCTTCGCTGTATGAGTGCTTATCGTAGCGACCGTTTGTCAATTCGGTGAACTCATATGTTGCACCAAAATGTGTTTGAGCATAATCTTTTGCCACTTGACCTGGTGTGAGGTGTAGGGCATTTTTTTCGGCATACGAGGCAAGCCCTCCCTGAAACTGTTCATATCCGTGGCAAACAAAGTCGTCAACGACCACAGCCAAAATTGTAAAATCAGGGTTTCCTTTGTACATTTGATGAAGTTGCTCAATTACGCCGTGTTGGGGGATATTCCCACAGCCTGCAGCGACGTTGAATAGGAGGGTCACCTTACCCTTTGCGTCGGCCAGCACATCGTCGTTTTTCCCGTCGGCGGACTTGATTTTTATGTCGTAAATAGACAACGGTAGGGTTTCAATTGTTCTGGAAATAGACTTTACGCTCATACCAACATTCTACTATGATGAGACCCATGGTCAAGAAAGGTGCAATCAAATGAACTCGGCAGTTAATGTTTCATGCGAATACCTGGGGGACCCTCGTTTTGCGATGATGGTCTACAGGAATATGCTTCCCAAAGAATTGCGCTTAGTGGAACGCCTAGAAGATACGATAGGCGCAAGCGCGACACCGCCCTACATGTGGATGGAGGCCCTCGTTGGGCACGAGCAAAAAATGCCCGAATACAGAGACTGCTTTGACTGCAAAATTAGCGAAGACCTTGCAAATCAGGCACCCAATGAGTTTTCTGAAATAAAGGCTATTTGGTCAGATACAACCGAAAGACTGACGCCTTGCTTGCGACACTACGAATCAATGTACAACGTAAAAATGGATTACATGGAAGCAATCAATTACGTCAAGTATGGACCTAAGCAACACTTTCAAACGCATACCGACCACGGCTTTTCCTACACCTGCACCATATCGTCAATCATGTATCTCAATGACGACTATGAAGGTGGGGAACTGTTTTTCCCGTATTTTGATTTGAAGTTTAAACCCGAGGCAGGCGACATCGTCTTCTTCCCTTCAACTTTCATATTCGCACACGCGGCCCTACCGGTACAAAGTGGGCTAAAATACTCGGCGGTGACGATGTTTGACTACAACGATAAGAACCACAATCAGGTTCATTTATACTCACCAACTGCAGCAACACGTGGAGTCAGTACATCTGCATGACGCATGTCCAATTTGTTAAGACGACACAAACTCCTCCTGAAATCAGGCAATCAAGAATTAAAAGAGATTGGATGGATGAAACTTACAAAAAGCATGCCTATCAGTGCATGCCTATGTCAGTCGCTAATGTTTTGGGTTGGGAACTAGTACTAAGCGAAGATGTTGTTGTGCAGTGGGATGGCGGCAACCATGTCCCAAAAATCCTGTCTGGCGAATTCTCAAAAAATGGATTCAAACAAGTTCATTGTTCAATCATAGGAATGGTGTCTTTCGCCATGGGATGGGTTATCAGGACAGAGGATAATTACAGCACTTGGTTTTCTGGTTCACCAAATTTCATCAAAGAAGATGCGCAGGCTCTTTCGGCAACTGTTCCCACATTTTGGTGGCCAGATGAGGTTCAAATGAATTGGAAGATAAATAAAATCGGCACGCCAGTAACATTTAGGGCAGGTGACCCGTTTTGTTTTTTTAACGTATATGAAAACACGGTGATGCTTGATGTCAGTGTTTCCGTAGGCAATTTATGGGATGACAAAGAACTTATGGAGCAAAGAATGAAGTACGACCAACTCAAGACAAAAATCAACACCGAGAAACCGTGGACATGGGCAAAAGGAATCAAAACAGGTCTTGATGCTGACGGAAACGTTATTGGGCCATCATTCACAGGGCTCCCAGTAATTGCCGTTCCAAATCAGTAGTGGTATAATCGCTCCATGGACGATAGATACTTTGGTCACTATCCAGTAATTGACGACCAGTCGGTTAGTGAAATTATGGCCATGGACATGGTCAAACTTGGTGGAGGCGTAATCTCATTTCCTAAGGCTTTTGAGGTAAATCAAGAACAGTTGCTTCCGTGGATTGACAAAGAGGGGCAAAACGCGAATGAGCAAAGATGGAAATTTGACTACGACTTATCAGGACAAAAATACGCCGTTAACGAAGATGGCAACAAATTCTCCTTGGAACAGATGAATGAGGTGCCGAAGAGGGTGCTTCAGGTGGTTGACGATAAAACTGAACAGAGCATGGTTGATTACTTTAGATATCTTGAGGATTCAATTTACAAATGCGTAATTAAATACATACATGAATACCCCATGGTTCTACCGACTCTCTGGTGGAGAACAAGGGGACATGCTTTGCGATACTCAACCGGCAACTACTTGGGAGTGCACAATGACAATGACACCAATTTTAGGGCACAGAAGGGAAAGAAGTACATACCAAAAGGCCAACTAGGTGCGCGTCAGACAATCGCAATCATGGCGTATTTCAACGACTGCGTAGACGAGGGTTCGGTCGGCGAGAATCAGTATTCAGGAGGCGAGTTATTTTTCCCTTACCTGGGGGTTGAATACCAAGCAAAAGCGGGAGACATAGTTGTTTTTCCATGCAACTTTATTGCTACGCACGGCGTTAAAATTGTCAAGGAAGGCAATCGATACGGGTATTTAACTTTCTATGCTCAAGGAAGCAGCGACCGCAATGTGCTCGTAGAGGTATTCGATGTGGACACGGTCAAGGCGTGGTGTGAACCCCATTGGCTAGAGAACATTTACGACGATTACAAAAAATATTGTCTGATTGAAGAATACGGCAAAGACCAGCATGATTTAAGCAGTAATACAAATCCCATCTTCCAGAATAGGTCGCTTGAAGGTGAAGAAGGTTTGAAGCAGCCATACAGGCACAAGGACGTGTTTGATGCCAATAATAAACGAGGAAAAGTACAGTCCCTATAAGGGCTTTCGCCTTTCCCCATTTGGGTAGCGGCGTGCTATTATTGGATACAGTACGACAAGACAAAGTAAAGGCAAAAAATGAAAATCAGCGCAAATATTGACAGAGTGACTCAAAAGCGCCTTGTGCAAGAGGCAATCGTGGCGCAAGAAACCGAAATTTTTGGCGTTTTGCTTCGCCAAGGGGTGGACGTTGATGCTTTTGATGAAAACGCTTTTTCTCCGTCTGCCGATGCTCCGCAATGGCAACTTGACGTAAAGGAAAAAATTGGATTAATTGCATCCCTTAAATCACGCTTAGAAAAACTTGAGAAATAAATGAATCTTTCAGAAGCCCAACTCGCCAACGCAAAACAAGAAGCAAAAGAACTTCTTGAGTACTCAATCGGCGTTCTTTGTTTTTCGCTTGGTGTTGACGTCTCCACAATCGATGAGTCTTACGACCATGACTTTACAGAAGGGCATTCTGAGTATGCCGCTCATGAATCACTCAAGCGTCAAGTCGCCAATTACGTTTTGATTTCTGGCTCTTAGACATGATTCCAAAACCTTTTGTTCCATTTGGGATAATTGAAGCACAACAAGAAAAACCAGTTGTGTTTAAGTTTGACGATTACGATAACAATGTTGCTCGATTTAATCCAAACACGCGACAGTGGGAATTTAAAAACGGTCAAATGATGAATTGCGGTGTCGGTGACGGTTTCCTAGCGGGAGAGGAGTAAAAATATGCCAAGGTCCTGTACTGCAAATTCATCAGAAAAACTTTTTGACGCAGACCAACATATTGTCGATTTGTGGCAAGACATTGCTCAAATTCTTTTTGTTGTCGGTCTTGACCCTGCCAACTTTGAAAATTATGAACTTGAAGAAATTATTACTGCCTTAATGGAAACATTTTTAGTGAAAAATTCCATGTTTGGAAAAAACCCCGCACATCCATTTGTTTATGGAAAGTACAAGAGTTTGGTACACAAACTGAGAAACGATTTTTTATACTTAAAAATATCTAAATACGGGGAACAACTATGAAACCAGAAGTCATCCTAACAGGAATGGTGAGCACGCAACTTTCTTCATCTGGTAGTTCGCTAATCTCGGAAGAATACAAGGCGAATGTAGAGGAAACTTCAACTAAGTATTGGAACACTTTGCTTGAAGCAAATGTCGATTTGACCCACAACGCTTTGGGCATGCACACTGTTGCAACAGCATTTCAACTTAGAAAACAGATGACTGATGAGATGTGGTATGGCATGTTTGTCCCTCAAATGTTAGTAGAGAATTTTTTGCTTCACACCAAAAAACCTAAATCAATATTGTTTGTTGGGGCATGCAGTAGCCCGATGACTTATTTTTTTATGTCACCAGAAAATGTTTTTGATGGCCTAAAAGACACAAGCATAAATTTTGTCAACGACGCCAGCCTTTTTCTATTTGAAAAAAATCTAAAAAATGTTTACGCAAACAGTTCTTTTGGTTATTCGGTTTATGATAAATCCGAACTACTTTCCGAGGTGGATAATAAATTTGAAATGATTGTGGCTCATGCTTATGCTTGGGATATTATGCTTGATGAGGAATATCTCAATTCATTGGTCAACAATTTGGCTTCGGGCGGGATTCTTGTTATTGCTGGCACAAACGAGTCATCATCGATATATTCATCCTCCTACCGCTGGCACCCATATTACGACGCACATGAAGCGCTCAAAAATTTGCCAGGGGTTTCTTACCATTTTGCACAATTCTTGGGAACTTCAGTTTTTGTAAAGAACTAGATTCTCGCTATGTGGGTCTATGCCCATATAGTATTTGTGTATGAAAGCACCAACAAATTACGGAATGGGAATTGTCTGTTTTCCAAAGTCCATAGAAGTCAACCAGGATTTGGTTGTTCCGTATTTCTCTGCACTGAAAGAAAAAGCAATTAGGGATGGCTACACGATTGTTCACGAGGATGGCTCGGAGCCTTACGCCGTAAACAGAAGCGGTCACAGATACGAAATTGACGAAATACAAAAAAGCGCTGGACGCATAATGGACTTCATTGATGACGAAAGCCCCAAAGAATTAGTTGCATTTTTTCAAGAATGTGAAAGAACTATCTATAATCATCTTTTGATGTACATAGAAATGTATCCACGTGTTCTTTCAAATATATGGTGGATGGAAACTGGTCATGTCGCCGCCTACGGTGCAGGAAGTGGCCTGGGCTTACACAACGACAACGAAGTAAATTATCAAGTTGGTTTTGAACCAGATTTGCAACTTGCCACAAGGCACGTATTGAGCGCATTGTTGTATTTAAATTCATCCGTAGGGGACAAGAAAGAGTTGGGCAAACACGAATACAGCGGTGGAGAAATTGAATTCATATATGCCAACGCCGTGCACCAGCCCAAATCTGGTGACCTACTCATATTCCCATCAAACTACCTAGGCACCCATCAGGTGAAACCATGCTTGAGCGGAGAAAGATATGTTTACATTTCTTATTTTTCTCATGGTTCAGCCGATAGCGAAAGAGGCATACAGCCAGGACGGCCCGTTCCAGTAGGCAAGCAAAGTCAGGTTTGGCTACCAACTATTGTTGATGATTATGTTTCCTACATCAAGGATAAACATTCCTCAAGTGACTTGATGTCTTTTATGGGTGGGGTTCTTAATCAAAATCACAGTTCAAGCACAAAGCATCATTTACCGCAAAACAGGGGTGCCGTCAATGAATAAAAATTGTTCAATAGAAAATCTTGGCGGAGGCGTAGTTTTATTCAAGAACGCGGTCTCATTGGATTGGGATTCGGTATTCAATATTGCAGAAGTTCTCGTAGACCTTGATTCTCCGTCAATGTACAAACCAGATATTGACCCAGAAACCGGCGAAAATATTCTTTCGAACAAAAGCGACTACATTTTTTCAGAGGACTCAGCGGGCGACATGCCTCGTAGGTGTTCGGTAGCGCATCAATCACAGGATGAAACCGTTGTCAATTTACTCAACGCACTTGAATCAGCAAAAGATGAATGCCTGCTTCATTATTTTTGGGAGTATCCGTTGGCGTACAAGGTCGTTTGGTGGAAAGTAAAGGGTCACTTTGTTTCCTATTCGCCTACTAAGGGTGGGCTGTACTTAGGGATTCATGGCGACACGAGCGCTGACTACGCATATGGGTTTGACCACCCCAAACAGCAGTTGGCTACGAGGAACAGTGTTTCGTGTTTGATTTATCTCAACGATTGCGTTGATACGGAAGAGGAACTGAACGGCAAGAACTTTACTGGTGGTCATCACCATTTCAATTATCTGAACATAACTTACAAGCCCCAAAAGGGCGACATATTGATGTTCCCATCTAACTACGTTGCTGCTCACGAAGTGAAAACAGTTACTGGCGGTCACAGGTATTCGTATTTGGGCTGGTATGCACACGGAACGCCGAATCAATCAGTTGGCGAATATGTTGTTGACCCTTCGGTTAACACTTCGGCTACGAACGTATACATGCCTTCGCTTCGTGAGGATGTCTTGGCTCTCGCCAACAAAAAAGACCCGTCTGGAAGTTCGCACCTACACACACTTGTATCAAGGATTTGGTAATGAACATTTATCATCATGGCTCTGGAATTGTTCAGTTTGGGAACCCATCTTTAATAAATCAAGATTTATTCAAAGAGGTGATGGAGGGAATTGAAAAAAATACATTGCCGCAGGGTTACACGGAATCGCCAAAATCAAAGGATGCAAAACTAAACAACGGTTTATACGAATACTCTGAAGACGATATTCAATCTGCACCAATAAGGTACAACAATTACCTTTACGAAGGAATGCCTCAGAAGCATATTGATTTTATTCTTTTACTAGAAGACGCTCTCTATAAAAGCATTGTTCAGTACGCGGTGCTATTCCCCGTAGTGATTAATTCAATTCGTTGGAGGACTAGAGGTTATTTCATTAGATATGAAAATGGTCAGGGAATCGGACCACACTCAGACTGCGATTTGCCATATGGTGAAGACAACGTAACCCCTCTTTCGTCTTTCCCTCTATCGAATACCGTCACCGCTGCGGTCGTTCTTAACGAAGATTATTCTGGAGGGGAACTCTCTTATGCGCCTTGGGGCATTGAATTTAAGCCAAAAATTGGAGACATTCTTATGTATCCATCCTCTTATGCTGGTTGTCACAGCGTAAACCCCGTTACCCAGGGTGTGCGTTATGCCTATTTGTCTTGGTTCGCACAAGGCAGAAATGAGTCAACGCCCTCTTCGGTTCACGAAACAGCCGAACTTGATTCAATCAAGTGGGTGAAAAATCTCAGGGAGGACGCGGCCAGACTTGCGAATAAAAACCTTGAGCATCGGCACATTCCAATTGGGGAAATAGGCAGTTCGTCGGTAAATGCACCACAGCGCATAGGTGATGAGTACATTGACGGTGGATGGGAACTTTGTTATTGGCTGCGTAAAGAATAGTTTTGTTAATTATTTATTTTTTTGTTGTAAAATCTAATCCAGCAAATTCTTCGTAGCAACTCAATGTCAGAAGGTGATGGGCTTCACCATTTACCTATTGGACATACGGCGTTAGTGAGTTTTGTTTTGAGAACCATAAAGCAGCCGCACTCCTTGCACTGTTTGGTGGCTTGCACGAGACGTGGGCAAACCTCGCAAATGTTCATACGTTTACGAGCGGTGTTTTCGTCTGTATGGTTTTCTGGGTTGAGGGTATCCCACGGCCGAGTTTCACCAAGTTTCTTTTTATATTCCTGCCAAGCGCTCATATTTTTCTTTCTACAGAGGGTTGCAATAGAATTCTACAAGTATATTCATAGTAGACTCGTGAGTGTGCATAAGTTTTCTGTTGGATTTGCTTCTCAGGACTGGTCTCGGATTGGGGAATTACTCATACCCAACGGGTGCACTTGGTATAGGTGTGTCCTCCCGGCAAAAGAACTTAACAAAAAAGGTCACGCTGCCTTTGTTGGCACAATCGCCTCATCAACGAACGGCGATATGGGGATACACATAAAAAAGCCCCTTTACGATAATGAAGGTTTGGCAAGTGGCTTCAAGATAATTGTATTCAAACTTGCGATGCACATATCCAACTTGACCGCAATTGAAAGAGCGGAATCAAGCGGACAAAAAATTGTCGTGGATATTGATGACTGGTTTGAGGGACTTCCGGAATCGAACAGGGCGTTTACAACTACTCACCCAGAATTGAATAAAGAAAACAACAGAGATATTTACTTTTCTATAATTGAGCGGGCGCATGCGCTCATTTGCTCAACTCCTTTTCTTTATGAACATTACAGAAAAAAACATCCCTCTAAACCAATATTTATGGTGAGGAACGGGATTGATTTAGATAGGTGGAAAAAGAAAAAACACTTGTTTAAAAAACCGGTTATTGGCTGGGTTGGGGCAACGCCATGGAGGGGCAATGACCTAGAACAACTAAGTGGTTTTTTCGGTAACTATTTGATTCGGAACAATTTAACTTTTCATCATTCCGGACATGTGGAGAATGCTTCACAAGCATCAGAACTTCTTGGAGTGCCAAAAAATAGACACACAAAGCAGGGAATGATTCCGATACTCAACCTTCCAGAACTCTTCAAGGAAATTGATATCGGCATCGTCCCGCTAAACAACATTCCCTTCAATCACGCAAAATCATATTTAAAAGGGCTAGAATATGCCGCAGCAGGGATACCTTTTGTCGCCTCCTACTCCCCGGAGTACGAAGTCCTTGCACAAAATGGCATTGGCCGAGTAGCCTATTCTGAGTCAGATTGGGTTTATCATTTTGATGAGTTACTCAATCACAACATGAGAAATGATGAAGTTGAAGTTTCTCAAGAGATACTTAGAGAAAAATTTTCTATTGACGTAATGGCAAAAGAATGGGAAACGACATTTGCAAACATTATGGACATTAAATAAATGAATATTTTTTCCAAGGCAAATGTTGGATTTGTCTCCCTTGATTGGTCCATTGTTGACGAACAGTATGTGCCAAACGGCTGCACATGGTATCGCTCAATACTTCCGTCGCAACAGTTGAACCTTGCGGGAATCGCATCGTCTTTTGGATTTTTGTCCATAAAGCCAAGTGGAGAGTTCACCGTCAAAAGACTAAACGGAAGTTTTTCGCGAAAAAACAACGTAATTGTTTTGAAGGTAATCATGTCTCTCGATGTACTAGAAGGGATTCCAAAAGCGCAATCACTTGGGCAAAAAATAGTTGTTGACATAGATGACTTATATGACGAACTGCACACAGCAAATCTTGCGTATCAGTCGTCTTCTTCAAAATCAAACAAACATAACAATAGAGAAATATATTCAGAGATAATCAAAATCTCCGATGCGCTTATTTGCTCAACTCCTTTTATTCGCGACTACTTCACAGCAAAATATCCTTCCAAGCCAATATTCATGGTGAGGAACGCAATACAAGATAATTCTTTCCAGAGGTTAAAAGCAATAAAAAGGGCACCGGTAATTGGTTGGCTTGGGGCTACACCTTGGAGGTCGATGGACCTTGAGGTAATGCAGCCATTTTTAAATTCGTATCTGGTGAAAAACGGTATAAGGTTTCATCACGCAGGTAACTTGCCGTGGGCGCCCGCAGCGTATTTGAGACTTGGTATTGACTCGAAATTGTGCGATGTCAGCGGAATGGTTCCTCTTTTTGAAATGCAGCAAGCGCATAAAAATTTTGACATCGGCATAGTTCCGCTTAACGACATACCCTTCAACAGAGCAAAATCCTTTATCAAGGGGGTGGAGTACGCTGCTTCTGGAATTCCATTTGTTGCATCTGCTTTGCCCGAGTATGAATACCTTGCCTCCATGGGCGTCGGTAGAGTTGCTGTATCTGATGCTGATTGGATGAGTCACTTTGACGAACTTCAACAATTTAAAGTCAGAGAAGAAGAGTCACGCAAAATAAAAAGAATTATTGATAAGGAATTTACAATGTCAAAAACTGGTCCGGAATGGATTTCTGTGTTTTCGGAAATAATCAACCTGTAGTTTGGCTATACAGGTTTTGGGTCCTATAAAGACTATTTGTTTTTGCAACATAAATTTGTTGCAAAATGTCTACATTTTCCCACCACCGCAAAGCACTGTCCAGAATTCTTGGGCCAGTTTCTCTTCTAATTGCGCTGATTGGCCTATCTTCGCCCGTTCAAGCAGCCACCATCCCTAATACTGGTTTTGAGGATGCAACTTTTGCTGGTTGGGATAAAGGAACTCAGTCTGGGACACTGGGTAGCACCATTACTGGCAACGGTAGTGGTGTAACCATATTTGCTGGTTCCCGAACTTTTACCCACGGTTCTAGGGGTGCTGTTGGAAGTCCTTCTAGCCCGTACTACGCACCAGCAGTTGCTTCTGGCAGTTGGACATTCTCCCCCAATAACGGAACAAACGCTGTTCTGCTTCAACCCAAAAACGAACAGACTTTTAACCAAGCAGCAAGTGCTTTAGGTCTTTCGGCTGGCTCGGTGACAGAAATCAAAAACATGCTTACATCGCAGGCACAAGCATCTGGCAATGGCGGAGGTACACCGACAGACGCGGCATGGATAACTCGTGAGGTGCAACTGACAGCAGGCACGACATACACAATGGCTTGGAACTACGTCGGAACTGACTATGTTCCTTTTAACGATGGCTCCATAACTTCACTCGTTCCCGTGACTGTTACTGGAACGCCAGTAGTAACGGTAAACAACTATGTTGAGCAATACGCACTTCTTGGGTTTACCAATCCTGGAACTGGTGATTACTCTACGAATTCTTATGGTGCTACTGGTTGGCAAACTTCAACATACGAAGTCTCCATAAGCGGTACATACAAACTTGGTTTTGCTTCGTTCAACCTTGACGACACAGGCTTACCTCCAGCGCTGATGGTTGACAGCGAGGCTGGCTCCACTGAGCGTTGCATTTCTGGAACCTGTACAGCATTTGGCGGAGTTGCATCAAATAGTGAAACTGCTCCAACGGTTCCGCCCACTACTACAACTACGAGTACTACGGTTCCTCAGACAACTACAACTACGAGTACTACGAGCACCACGACTACTACGAGTACCACTACAACCACTACAACAGTTGCTCCATACCTAAATCCAGTTACAAACTTGACGGCTGTTGCAAACACAGACGGAAGTGTTGACCTTGATTGGGATGCATCGGCGGCAAGCAATACCGCCATCTATGGTTACTCGGTTAGTTTTTATGACCTAACCGTGATTGGTGGAGCCACGTCAGGCGGTTGGGGTGTGTGGACTAATCAGGGAACCAATTACTCACTGGGCGAGTGGATGTTTTCCGGAAGCAACCCTGTAACGACTGGATACGGACCAGTTCGTTTCGGTATCAAAGCGGGAAATCAGAGTTGTTTCTCCAACGAAGGAGTGGGTCCGTGCGTGTACGGACCAGAAGTGACTGTTGATGCAACTGTTCTTGACCCGACTGAAGCAACCACAACTACTTCATCTACTACCACTACGACTACAACCACCACTACTACAACTATTCCTGTTCCTGTTTATGTTGAGCCAGTAGTTATTCCGACGACGACTCTTCCTGATGACGACGAAGAGCCTGAAGAAGAGACAACCATGACTTTGCCAGAGTCAGAGGAAGAACAAGAAAGCGGAACAGTGACAACTATTCCTCTTCCTGATGGGAACGGGACACAATGGCAATACCCACCAGTAGAACAGTCCCCAGAAGAGGAAAAAGAAGAAGAATCATGGGAAACCAATTATACCCTCCCCGAAATAGAAGAGGGAGAGTCAATTGGGACGATTGAACTTGACAACATCCTTGAAGATGCATTCACTGTCGGCGTCGAAATTACTGTTGACGAGGTTGGCGCTGTTCTTGACACGCTCCTCGGCGCAGAACTTACCGACACTCAGTTTGACAATGTCCTGGAAGCCGTGTTCACCGAAGATGTTTCGGCAGATGTATTCACTGAAGCACTGACGACGATGCTGGATGCAGACATCACCGGCGAACAGTTGACGGCAGTTTTGGATTCAGCATTCTCCGAAGATACTTCTGCCGATAATATGGTGTCGGCTTTGGAATCAATCTTTGATGGTCCGCTTAGTTCTGGCGACCTGAACACAGTTATGGCAGCCGTGTTTGACGAGGACATCTCTGTTGCGGACACCATGACAGTTCTTGGAGACTTGCTTGAAACAAACCTGAGCATGTCAGAGACAGAAGCAATCTTTGACAGCGTGTTTGATAGTGACCTCTCGGATGCAGAAACCATTGACCTTATCGTTGATGTATTGGAGGACGGTCTAACCGCAGAGAATTTGGGCGCTGCTCTTGGCGCAGTCTTTGACGAAGAAGTAAGCACCGAAGTTTTGATTGAAACCTTCACCGCTGTTTTGGGTAATGAATTGGACTCCGAATCAGTCGGAGTCATCGTAGATGTGTTGGAATCAGACACAATTACGAGCGAGCAGGTTGGACAAGTCGTCACGTTAGTAATAGAGCAGGAAGGCGGCATTGAGTCAGGTCAAGCAACAGAACTTGCAACTAGCCCCAAGGTTCTTGAAAGCATTGATGAGGGCCAAGCAGAGGCAATCTTCGAGCAGGTTCCCGTAGATGAGTTAAGCGAGGAACAGGCAGACCAAATCGTAGATGCCGCTCAGACTGCTCCAGAAGCGATTAGAGACGTGTTCGAGGACGTTGTGGACATATTTGAGGGGGCCCTTGATAACTATCAAATGCTCGACCAAACCATTGACGTTGGCCAGCGTCGCACCGTAGTGGCCGCCAGCCTCCTCGCAGCGTCTGCTGCCTCCCTTGCCCTCGCCAGTCCAGCCTCACCGATTTCCGGAGGTTCTGGAGGTTCTGGAGGAACACCCCCGAGCACAAGACAAGACACAGCAACTAGACGGGATAGGGAGGAAGAATCTGAGCCTACTGGCGAAATAGCCGGCGATGGTCTGGACTGGATAAAGAGTATAAGTATTTACAAATACGTTGACGGAGAAAAAGTCATGAACTGGAAAGCATTCTTCAAAAAGTTCGTTTACGGAATATTTAACATGGGCTTCACGCTTGCTGGCTCACTTGTTGTTTATTTAACTTTGTCTGGCACTATTCAGCGAATTGCTGGAATATCAACAGTGTTGGCCATTGTCGCTGCAATGTGGTTGCACATGAAAGAACCCGACAGCGAGTAACAAGACCCAATTCTTGGTAGGCTGAGGATACTAAATAACTTCAACCTAAGAGGTACAAATGCAAAAAGAACTAGATGTTCTTGACATGGCCAAGCGCGAATGTAAAGGTATGGCAACTGACGAAGAGATTCAGTGGCTGCAAGCCGAAGAAAATCGTTCAGCGTGGTGCTTTGCCCTTATCACGGCCCTTTCCGACTCTGACTCACAAGTCCTTTTTCATAAAAGCAAAATTGACATGATGGCAAAAGATGTTGAACTTGGTCTGGTTGACGACGAAGATTATCAAGAAGAAAAGCAAAAATTTGACGAATGGGTCAGGAAATCACAACGCTATAGAAACGGCATCAGCAAAAGAATTTCCGAAGTAAAAACAATTCTTGTTAACTCAGACAATCTTGACTTGGTTGAAGAAAATACGAGGCTGGTTAGGGCAATCATCGAACACAAGCGTTCATCTTTTGAATCTGAATACTCAGCAGAACCACACGACATAAGACTATGGTCGACAGTCTCAACACAGTAAATAACTACGATGTAGCGCTTCTCTCAAAAGCATTACGCACAATTGCAAATTTGTGTGATGGTGCTGAGGAAAAAGATGGAATTGGCTTTAACAAAGCAGACTCTAGATTTGGCTCCCTTGTAGCACTTCTCCCAGATTCAAAGTGGTCGCCTCCGGTTTCGTATGTTGCATGGACAATGCTTTCTCGGTATGAAGCGCAATTAAAAAAACACGGAATCAAATACGACGACATCTCGCCTCCACCTAGACCAGTTAATTTCACCGGTGCTGATTCATCGTCGATTCTTGAACAGGTAAGAAAAAGGGGAGTAAATCAAGTATCTACAAACGGAGATATATTTGTAATCGAGTGCGAATACGACGAGCAACTAATAGGCGAACTGCAAAAAATAGATGGTGTCAGATGGAACACTGAAGCAAGTTTGTGGGTTGCGCCGCTTTCTAGCAGCGCGCAGATAGAGTTTTTTGCAAGCAACTACGGATTCAACACAACAGAGGAACTTAATAAAATGGGCGTAGCGACGGATAGTAGCCAGATATTGAACGACCGCAAAATCACCATGTCTAAAAGTGGAAGAATCATTTTTGACTTTTCCTATAATCAGGAGATTGTTGCCGAGATAAAGGAAATTCAAGGTCGACTATGGGATGTAAAGAAAAAGTTTTGGACATGCCCCCCTTGCATTGCGGTAATCGAGATAGCAGATAAGCATTCATTTGAGATAAGCGATTCGTTAAGAAAAGCACTATTAACTTCTGCAAAAAGAGATGCAGAACTGCTGACAGCATCTGCCTCAACCGACGCTGATATCAACATACCGACACTTTCCGGAACGCTGATGCCATATCAAAAGGCTGGTGTTGCTTATGCATCCTCTGTTGGGAGATGTCTTATTGCAGACCAGATGGGTTTGGGAAAAACTGTAGAAGCAATAGCGACACTGGAAGCAAAAGATGCTTTCCCTGCGGTGATTGTTTGTCCGGCCTCGTTGAAGGAAAACTGGCGTAGAGAATTCGCTAAATGGTTACCACAAAGAACGGTCAATGTTGTGTCCGGAAAAACTGATATTATTTCCTGCGATGTGAACGTAGTGAACTACGACATTCTTTATAAGTTTGTTGAGCCAATCAAACATCTAAAACCCAGCGGTCTTGTTCTTGACGAGTCTCATTACGTAAAAAATGGAACCTCAAAACGAACCAAGGCCGCAAAAGATATAGCCAAAAGCATTGGCTCGTCGGGTTCCGTGCTTCTTTTGTCTGGCACTCCGGTAACAAACAGACCATCAGAACTTGTTTCTCAGTTGGAGATAATGGGAATGCTTGGTCGCTTTGGAGGAAAGTGGGCTTTCCTAAAGCGCTACACCAACGCGCACCATAATGGTTTTGGTTGGGACACTGGTGGAGCGAGCAACTTAATTGAATTGAATACGAAACTTCGTCAAAACTGCTACATCAGAAGAACCAAAGATGAGGTACTCCCCGAACTTCCAGACAAGGTTCGCAATGTTGTGCACCTTGACGCATCTGGACCTGCTTTCAAACAGTACAGGAGTGCCGAAAATGACCTCGTATCATTTCTTTCGGCAAACGGATACAAAGGTAAAGATTCATCTGAGCACATGGCCAGAACACAGGTTCTTAAGCGTTTGGCGGCATTAGCCAAAATGGATGCAGTGGAAGAATGGATTGATTCTTTTCTTGATTCGTGTGACAGAAAGTTGGTTGTGTTTGCCTACAACATTGACGTTGTTGACCATCTTGCCGAAAAATATGGCGGCTTGCGCGTAAGCGGAAGAGATTCGCTTGAGGAGCGTCAGCGTGCTGTTGATGCGTTTCAAAATGATTCAAAGTCCCGCGTAATTGTTCTCAACCTACAAGCAGGTGGTGTTGGTCTAACGCTTACTGCCGGCTCCGATGTCGTATTCGTGCAAATGGGTTGGACCCCGGCAGAACACGACCAAGCAGAAGACAGGTGCCACCGAATCGGCCAAAAGAACAATGTTCAGGCTTGGTACTTACTTGCAGCAGACACAATCGACGAAGATGTATACGACCTTGTTGATGGCAAAAGAATCGTTGTGGATGCTGTTACAGAAGGTGACGAGGTCGAACAGGAATCTGTTGTTAGGGACCTAATGAAAAGGCTTTTAGCAAAAGCAGAATAAAAGACCATAGTCCAGGTATACGAATCCTTAGTCAAGACTGATTGCGGCGATAACGCCGATGACCAAGGAGTAATCATGGACAAGAAGAAAATGAGTTATGACCAAGTTCTCAAAGGTGGAGCACTCGGTGTCATTGTCTACGTGTGCGACAAGTACAATGTTGATGCAGAAATGACGGCTCTCTTGATGCCGCTTGCTGCTGCTGCTCTCGCACTGCTTAGCACGAAAGTTGGCGACCCAATGGTCGCTTCATTCCTTGCTAAGAAACCGGAAGAAAAAAAAGCGGCGGCTAAGAAGTAGGTATCGCTACCTCGGATTGGGCGCCCAGTGCGTAAACACTCCGCTGGGTGTCCACTCTGGAGAAATATTTATGAACATGCTAAAAAATGTCATCCTTCGAGTTATCGCAACATTCACGGTCACCGGCCTGGGCGTTATCGGAGCAGGCACAATTGCTGGCGTGTCAATGGAGAAGGCCATATTTATGGCCGGAATCGGCGGCGTGGCGAATGTGCTTGAAGGGTTGGCTCGTGCATTTTTAACAGATGGGAAACTGTCAGAAAAAGAAATCAACGAAGTGTTCAGCAAAGTGGAACAAGAAAATCCATCAAAGTAACAGGAGACCAAAGTGTCCGAACTGTATATCGATAAACTTACGCCACCAAAAGATGTTGCGGGACACAAACCTGGTCGTTTTCCAGAAAGTCTTCTACCGAAGGTTGATGGAGGTCGCCTTCACTGGTTGGCCGCCAATGCTTGGAAAGCACTCAAGGCTGCTGCGGCCGCTGATGGAATCGAACTAAAGCCCACCTCTGCTGGCGACTTGTATCGTTCTTATGACGCTCAACTAAGAGTTTTTCTTGAGCGATATACAAAAGAACCGAACGGAAACAGCACTCGTACGTTTGAAGGCGTTAAGTGGTACAAGAAGTCGGAGAAGTTGGCCAGTTTGGCTGCACCGGGTACCTCGCAGCACAATAGCGGCTTGGCCGTTGATGTTCATACCGCAAGTGGCGAGCGTTTGAAGTGGATGATTGCAAATTGCCGCAAGTTTGGATTTTCTTGGGAAGTAGTACCGGAAGAACCATGGCATATCCGTTATACAAAAGGTGATGAAGTGCCAGAAGCAGTACAAGCATGGATGAACGCAAACCCACTAGAAGTTTGCAAGCCTGGCGAAGCAACCGCAGTACCCGCACCAGCACCCACCCTCGTGGCGAATTCGGCACCGACTGCAGCCCAAGCGCCTGTGGGAAATGCCGATGCTGCAATAAAGCGTGGAAAGGCGAATGCTGCTTCAAACCCAGTTCTGCAACTTGGAGCAAAAGGAAGTGCGGTTAAAACACTTCAGCAGTTGTTGAATAAAGCAGGAGTCCAGTGCGCAACCGACGGAGACTTTGGACCAAAAACAGAAGCGGCCGTTAAGCAGTTTCAAAAGAAGGTCGGTCTTGAAGAAACCGGAATTGTAAATCACAAAACATGGTCTCGGATAAATCCCTAGAGAATACTTCGTCTATACATATAAACCTGTGAGAATTCAAACGCTCACGCAAGTGAGTGCCTAGCAGACCAAAGGAGTCACAAACATGGCCGCAAATAATTCCACAATCTCTTTCGACGTACACGACTGCAAGGTCTACCCCGTCACTGCAGATGTCACTGGTGGCATCACTTACGGCGCAGCCGTAGATGTACCGGGCATTCAAGAAGTTTCGGTTGAGCCAAACTTCATCAGCGTTGAGTTGAAGGGTGACGGAAAGGTTCTTGCCAAAAAGGGTAAGGTCGACCGTCTCAACTTCTCCGCAACCTATTCGGAACTCAGCCTTCCAGTATTGGCAACTATCTTCGGAGGTTCAGTCGCAACGAGTGGTTCCGGTTCGGCAGAACTCGCATCATACGAGTTCGACGGACAGTCACTTCCTAACTTCAAGATTGAATTCTTGGTAAATGACCTTGAGTCCGATTTGGCCGAAATGGCATTTGTGTTGAACAAGTGTCAAATCACTGGTGGAACAATCATGTCTGGTTCGACAGACAACTTCTCAACGCCATCGTTCGATGCGGAAGCGATTCTTCCAACGGCAACCGGTCTGGGCTTTGGAAAAGTCGAGTTCCGTGAGGCCTCATCAGGTCTTAGCGCCTAATAACTAGTCTGCTGGGTTAAACGCCAGCCTCAAGCGATTCATGCTTGGGGCTGGCGTTTGCGCATATACGGTCGGTTGTGTATGCTGTCAACATGGACTATTCACCCGTAATATTGAAAAATAAAGGCATTCCTTGCGAGTTTGCAAAAACAATCAAAGTTGGAGATTCTTGGGAAAGAGTCTTAACTGAAGATGGGGAAATTGAAAAAGTAATTTATCACGTGAAGTTTACCAACAACAGCATCTCTGATGTTGAGATTCACTTTGGTGGACTTGAGGCATGGCAAGAAAAACTGGAGAAATTCCCAGTGACTACAGTTCGTCAAACCTTTTCATTCTTGTTGAAAAAGGACATTCTTGAAATTGGCGAAGCAATGCTTGACGGGGAGGTGGTTATGTACTCCAACGTGATTGGGACGTCTTGGTCTGTTGCAAATGGCGTGGACCCCTCGATAGCGAGTCTTATGCTCAGGCAAAGCGTAGGGCTCGCAGACGCTCAAAGGAAATCACTAAACGAGGAACTGGCCAAAACGCTAAGCACGAATACAGCATCCCCTGGGCTCAGTGGTACGGACTCTGGTCCCAAACGGGCCAGTCGCTCGAAGTCTTCTGGGAACTAAGCCCAGCACAAGTTATATGCGTTTTTGAAGCAAAGGGCTGGATGAAAAAACGCGCAGGTCACGACCAACTTATGGCTTTTGCTGCTCAAATGGGGCTGACGGTCAACAAAAATTAGACATTTAGCAAATTTGACATTTGAAAAGCATGTGAGAAAATAATTATATGCCAGCAACGCCGTCAGCGGGTGGGGTAACGCCCCTCAACGTAACAATTCGAATCACCACAACTGGTGTTCGTTCGGCAACAAGCGGCATGAGCGCTGTTACTAGCGCGAGCAGGGCAATGACGCGCGGAATGGGTCAAGGAGTAATTACAGCGCGAACACTCGGCGACTCAATGCGAATGACCGCATCGCTGATGAAATACACCGTAGCCGGTGGTTTTATGCAAATTGGAAAAGCCGCAGTTCAGGCTTTTAGAAATTTTGAAACATCCTTTGCCCGAATTAGAGGCTTGGTAGGAGTCAGCGCTGATTCGGTAGAAAGGATGAAAGAAGGCGTTCTTGATTTGGCGGGAGCGACAACTAAGGGTCCGGAAGAACTAGCAGAAGCACTTTACTTTATTACCTCGGCTGGTTTGCGTGATGCTGACGTTGCGATGTCGGTTCTTGAATCATCGGCCAAAGCCGCTGCAGCCGGAATGGGAGAAACAACAGTTGTCGCAGATGCTCTTACGTCGGCACTCAACGCTTATGGTTCGGCAAATCTAAGTGCCGGACGAGCAACTGACATTCTTGTTGCGGCAGTTCGTGAAGGTAAGGCAGAAGCCGACACGTTTGCTCCAGCATTCAGTAAAGTTCTTCCTGTCTCTGCTGCATTCGGTGCTTCATTTAATGACGTGGCAGCAGCGATGGCAGCACTTACCCGTTCCGGTATGACTGCCGGAACAGCAGCAATTTATGTACGTCAAACTCTTTCTCAATTGCTCAAGCCGTCAAAGCAAGGAAGAGACGCATTGGCTGCTGTCGGTACCAGCGCAGAACAGGTAAGAAATGAAATTCAAGACAAAGGTCTTTTTGCTGGACTATCAAACCTCTCAGAAAAACTTGGAGGAACACAAGAGGGAGCGGCCGCGTTTGCAAAGGTATTCGGAAACGTACGTGCATTGACCGCAATGCTGCAGTTGGTTGGTCCCGCAGCAGCAGAAAACGAAGAAATTTTCCGCCGAATGCAGAACACTACCGGCGACCTTGACCACGCGTTTATGAGTTACGCAGAAACTGTAGACAAAGAATTCAATGAAGCATTTGCAAACTCGCGTGTTGCTCTTATCCAACTAGGCGAAGCACTAAAGCCATTGGTTACATCAATGCTAAACATCTCACAAGTAGTATCAAAAGCATTTTCTTTTCTTTTTGATTTAATTGGCAAAACTGGTCTTAAGGCATTTGTTTCATTTGCTGGAGTTAGCGTAGTACTTGTTGCAGGGCTTGCGATGGTAATTCAAACAACATCTGCCCTGATTCGATTGTTTGCCAACATGACAATGACTTTGTTCGGTACTCAGATTATGTACGACGCCAACACAAAGTCGCTTTATAGGTTAACTGCGGCGACGTCTTCTGCGGCGGCGGCAACGGGCACTGCAGCGATGACAGCAAAAGGATATACAAAAGTAAATTTCAGTCTTTTGGGTTCTATAAAATTTCTTATTTTTTCAATTAAATATTACACAGTTACCGCATACCTCTCGGTTAAGGCTAACGGACTTTTGAAAGCATCAATGATGGGAGTCAGGGCCGCCGCAACAAAGGCTGCTGCGGCAATGAGGGCTTTTGCTATGGCCCATCCAATCATGGCAGCCCTAACTGTCGCCATTGTTGGAGCATATGCTGCATTTAAATTATTCAAAAAACTTAGCGATGAAGGTCCCGCAAGCAATCTCATTGACCAAATGGGGAAAGTCAATGAACTTCTTGACCAAACAGTTGCCTATGGAACAGTAAAAATAGGCTTCAAGATTGAAGAAGAAAGCGCGGAAGAGACACAACTTGAGCAAAATGTTAAGCGTATTAGGGAGCAAATTAAAGAGCAGGCTCCTGAATTGATGGACGAACTTAAAAAACTTGGACAAACAAGTACAGAAGGAATGGCAAACGCAGTCAAGGGACTGATGGAAAGTCAGTTTGCAAATCTTCACCAGGATTCAAAAGATGCACTCATGCAGGTCTTTTTTGAAGACCTTGGACTTGACGAGGAAGAGTATAAGAATGCAATTATTGGCGACGTAACTGGCGACACCGTTACCGACGCGCTTATACAAGTTGGAGTTTCTGCTGCAGGCAACGCAAATAAAGAAGTTGCTGACGCGATGGCAAAAACTGGTAAAGCGGGACTTGATGGATATATTGAGGTTTTGGAAGGCGCTGCAAAATATAAGCCAAATCCGCACGTCGACAAGGTTGAATATGACAGTGTAAGAGTCCTTGATTCCCTCAAGGTTATGGGTCAGGGCTTTACTGATTTTATTCAAACAAGTTCGGATATGACTCCACTTTTGATGACAATGCAAAAAATTGATGATGCTGGTTTGGCAACTGAAAAAACATTCTCAAATGTTCTTGGCGGAGCACTAAAAGGTTTAACTGACAATCTTGACCTTGCCGACGAAGGAGCAGGAAACTTTTTTAAAATTTTCAGTGACAAATCAAACGACACTGCATTGAAAAATCTGCTTGTAGACACTGCAAAAATTGGAACTGCGGAAGCGTCAACAGCACTTGCAAATATCAGAGCAGAGATGGACAAAGTGCAGGGTTCTGGTAGAACCGCTCAGGCTGGTTTCCGACTTGTAATGAGCGCTCTTCAAAAGTACATGATTGTTCAAGACGATGCCATCGAACGTAGCGCGCAGCAGACTGCCGCATTTGAAGCCGAACAGGAAATGGTACGTCAGCAAATTTCTTCCTATGCGGCAGCAGTTGACGCAATTAAAAAATACAGCGATGCGCAACGAGGATTGCGTGGTCTTGCTCAAAGCCAAGAAGAGGCTCAACGAGATGCGCTTGACAGTTTTAACGATGTACAAAAAGCAATAAAAGAATCCAGTGGTAATATTTCAATAGATACTTCTGCCGGCAGGGAAGCACGAGCAGAGTTGACAAAGAGCGCAGAAGCCGTTGAGGCCTACGCAAACACCCTTGCTGCAGCAGGAGATATGAAAGGTGCTGGACTTGCATTCCAGCAAGGAATTGAGCACATTGTCAAAACTGTGGCATCTGCTGGAGGAGAAGGTGCTGGAGTAGATGCCGCTCTGTTCTTGGAAACAATGGGATTCACTAGAGAAAACTTTGTGAATTCGATTACGGCAACTGCGGATGCCGCGGAAGGTCCAGCGATACAAACTGGCGAAGACGTTGCTGCTGGTATCGCACAGGGTATTCGGTCTGGCGAACAAACAATGTCAGATGCCCTTGTTCGCGCGCTTCAGGGAGTAATGATTACTGGTCAAGAATATCTAAAGATTAAGTCCCCGTCGAAAGAAACTGCCAACAGACTTGGTATCCCAATGGCTCAAGGTGTTGGCAAGGGTTTTGAAAAAGAAATGAAGTCGGGCCGAACAAGAAGCGGTCTACAAAAGTCTTTGGATAATGCAATCACTGGTCTTTATAAGACTGGTACACGAGCAAGCATTTCCAAGTATTTGGAAAACTTCCTGAAGAAGAAGAAAGCCGTAGAAACCCCAGCACAAGATTTTGTAAAAGCAACAATTGGGCGAATGAAGGACATCATTGGCTCGCTTGGTTCATATATTAAGTCACAACTGAGTTTCCGAGAGGCTCAGGCAAATCTTGCAAAACTCATCAATACGCAACGCTCTTACGACGACCAGCGCAAAAAGGCAGCAAGAGAGGTTCAGTATGCAGAAACTCGCATGGGTGCTGGCGGTGGAGCAGAAGTTACTGGATATGAGCAAGCGCAAATAGACCAACTTCAGTTGGAATTTGAGCGTGTTTCGCGTGACTATGCGATGGGCCGAGCAACGTATGTCGAACTTGTAGACGCCGAGATTGCGCTATATGAAGCACGTGCTGCGGCATCAGAAGTAAGCGAAGATGTCATTGGAACACAAAATGCATTTATAGACAAATCCACACAATTGGAAAATAAAAATCTTGAACTTGCTGGGGCAACAGTTGATGTGATGTCTGCATATCAAGATTTGCAAGAGGCAGCGTACGAACTTTACATAAATCATGCTGAACTTGCTCAGGTTTACGATTCTCTGGCAACTGCCACTGGTATTGCTTCAGGACAAATAGTTGTTGGTTCGACAAACCTTTCAACTCTTGGCACAACCGTAGGAGGTCTTGGAGGCTTTATTTCAACTGTTGGTGGTTATGTGTCAACCCTTGGAAATGATGTTGGGATTACCGGACAAGCATTTTCAGGTAATTTTTATGGGGAAAAGGGAATATTTAAAACACTTACAAAAACTGCCGGAAATGTGACCGCGTTGACTACAGGAATCGGTGCAGATTTTACAAACCTTTCAAGGGGTCTTTTGGACGAAGACAGCGAGATGTACAAAAATCTTAAGTCTTTGGGACCTGCAATTTTTAATAGCATCCAGTTGGCCGCCCAAGAATCGCTTGATAAATCACCACTTACTCTCAGGGTAAGTGTAAATGCAATTGTTGATACTGGTGGCGGAAAATCTGGAGCACCGCAAGATAACTCAAATCCTTTCGACAATAAGAGAGACGTCACTATCCCAGTCACAACAGACGCCAACCCCATATCTATGGGCGGTGGACGTCGAAAAGCCGTCGGTGGCCCAGTTGAAGGAATGAGTCCATATTTGGTTGGCGAACGCGGCCCAGAAATGTTTATTCCAAAAGTATCAGGAACAATTGTCACAACATCGGCACTTGACAGATATACACGAACAAAACAGACTCCTCTTTCTCGTCAAGAAGAAGCGCCTAGCAAGACTATTGTTGTGACCGTGAATAACCCAGTACCTGCCGCAGCAGAAGATTCAATCACTCGCCGCATGAAGGTGCTGGCCAATAGCGGATTGTTTGGGTGATGTAAATGTCAACAGTTCTTCCAAAAGTTCTTGAATGGTATGACGTAAATGGCGTTGAACTTGCCACTCATGGTTACATGCTTTCAAGTGTTGAGCGTGGAATCCCTGCGAAAAAGGGAGACAATGTTGGCTCTGCAATTATTCACGGCCAGCAGTGGCGTGAAAAAAGACTTGACACACGCAATGAAACTTGGACTATTTGGATTAGCGATAATGAACCAGTTACCGGCTCTGTTGCCGCAACTGAGTCTGGGCGACGTTCACAGTTTAACGAAAATTATGACACGGTTTTCAACTTGCTCAACGAAATGCCTGAACTTCTTACCGTCACTCATGTTCGCATTAATCCTGAGAACCCCTCAAATTACTCTTCTCGCGTTGGTTATGGCGAGGTCGTGAGTGCCATAACCGTTTCCGACCATCGCGACTTAAATGTCACAGAATTTACTGTTGATGTTCAGTTCCCGGACCCTCGCTGGTTTGCTCTGGGTAGCACATCAGCATCTGCGAACTTCTCTAGCAGTCCAGTTCCGGTACCGATGCTTGCTGGTGCGGTTGGGACTGCGCCGGTTACTTATATGACGATTACGTTTACCTCTACTGGCGACCTCACCAACCCACGCTTGGTAAACGAAACCTACGCTTCAAGCCAGACGGCAATCGGCTACAACGGAACAATACCAACCGGACAGGCAGTTGTAATTGACACTGACGCTCTTACCCTACAAAAGCAGGGCATCAACGATATTGCCAATTTGTATCGCGCTGGCTCTAGGCAATCATGGTTTGAGATATTTCCTTTAGATAACACAATTTCATGTAGTCGCACATCGGGAACCGGAACGGTAATTATTTCATATCGCAAGGCGTTCTACTAATGGCTAAAACAACCTGGGATGTTTGGGTTGTTTTAGCAAACGACCCAAACCAAACAATTGCTTACTTGCCTCGCTGGAAATCAATCCAACTATCCGACCAACTAAACGACGTTGGTTCGGCAACTTTAGAGCATGATTTTTCTGACCCATTCTTTGGCGCCTTTCAAACAGAGCGTGGTGATTCGCTGCTCGATGGCCCATACGCATTACAGGTGCGGAGAGATGGAGAGCCGGTATTTACGTTTTTTATTGAAGATGTTCAAGTCGACCGTGCCGGCGTAAGTCAACCGCTTGTTATTGGCGGACGTGGCATCGCTTCTGCTCTCGAATGGGGAATTGTTCTTCCAGAAGATTTCAGCAATCAATCACGAGCCACTGCTGGGACCACGCAGCGACCAAAGTTTTTCGACCGCCTATTCCCTGGATATGCATACAACGTAAGAGTCGCTACAACCGGCAACATTTCTGCAACATATACCGCTGGCCCACAAACAGACGTTGCTGGTGCTGGAGCACGCCTTACAGCAACTGCCAACGGTTCTATAAACAACTCCGGAATTGATGGCGTTACAGACCTGGTCGTCGGCGACACCATCCTTGTAAAAAACCAAACAACACAAGCCCATAACGGTGTC